CTCGGCGTCGATGACAACCATGGAATGCCGAACTGCTGCAGCAAGCTCGGTCGAGTTAGCACCCTTGATTGTCATGTCGGAGATGAGGTTGGAGATCTTACCCATCTCGACCTGCTTGGTGCGAGGACTCATGACAGGCATACCATCGTACTTAGGGTATGCACGCTGAGGATCGAACCCCTTGAGTCCTTCGAGTGCCGGCTCAGTCTTGATCTTCCGATTGTTGTTCGGGATGACAAGAACTGTGTCGCCATCGAAGTCGGCACCAGACAGACGCTCAGCGACTGTGTGGTGAATGCCGATCGCATCCTTGGCGTTGGTGCCGATGATGCGCCGCGCTTCAGGCTGACGATTGTTAACGATGAGCTCAGGAATCTCGAACTTACCACCGTGAGGGAAGCGAACGAGAACGACTCGATCGCCATCACGGAAGTTGGGCGCGTAGACCTCTGTCGGTTTCATGGACTCGATGGGCAATATGACATGCGTTCGTTGCCCAGGAAGCGCAGCTGCCTTGAGGTGGATGGCCGACGAGTCAGCATCATCCGAGAACGACTTGAGCAGCTTCTGCTTGACAGCTGGGTTGGTCAGTTGACGGAGCGACTCGAACTCATCCTGCTTGCGCCTGAGCGCTTCGCCGAGCTGCTCCTTAGCCAGCGTCTTACTCTGCTTCGAGAGCATCTGCGACGAAAGAGTCTTCGACCACCGATCCCAGTCGCCCTCCTCGTTGACGATGTTCATCGCCGAGGTGACACGCTTGTTGCCCGGTTCTCCACTTTGGATCTGCCGACTGATCATGGAACCGAACGGGTTCTCTTCGTCGATCTTGCCGGTGGAGGCGTCCTTCTTCATCGGCTTCATAGCGTCAAGCTTGTTGCCCGTGTTGCTCTTGTTCGTGTTGAACATGAGGTCGACGCCTTCAGGCAGGTCGTCCTTGTAGACGGCCATGCCCTTTAGGTAGTGCGTACCGTCGATGGCGATACGGACCTGAGCGTAGCTTCCGCCACCGAGCGAGAGATCCTTCTTTCCCGGCCGAACGAAGATGACACCATCCGCGTGAGTTCCGCCTTCTTCGGCGTAACGAACAGCGACACGCTTGGAGGAAACGGAGAGCGGAGGCAGGATACGGTCGTAGTTTCGCCCGTTGTCCGTGCTGAAGGTCGAAGGGAGCTGAACCTGATCGCGGTTCTTGTAGAACTCCTTGTAGTCGGTTCCAGGAGCGGCCAGAACCTTGGTGGTGGTCTGGTGCTTGGTGCCGAGCTGATCGACCTTCAGGTACAAGACGTGGTATCCCTCAGACTCGAGCCGAGAGATGGCGACGTCAAGAGTCTGACGCGGGACGCCAAGGTGATACTCGACGCCGGAACCGATGTCGATGTACCTCTTCTGCGCTACCGCTTCGCGAAGCATGTTGGCGGTCGACGTCTGAATATCGACACGATCCTTCTTGCCCGGCTCGAGAAGTGTACGCACGTACGACTCGTTCTTGCCCATTCGCTCGCCGATCTTGACGTTCGACCAACCCTTGTCCTTGAGTCGCTGAGCCATGTTGATGTCGGCCTGCAGCGTCTCGTTCTTGGCGATGGACTTCGCAGCACGGAGTTCTTTGGTGGTCATTCCGAAACTCTTGGCAATCTGTGCTTCACTCATGCCGTGCTTGTCCTTGAGCTCCTTGACCGTAGACATGAAGCTGCGGCCACGCTCGTCGGGCGTCTTTCCCGATCCCCAAGGATACCGGCCAGACCTACGGAGGATACCGTAGTGCGCCAGGTAGTCTTCTTCGTTGATCTCCACGGATTCCCCTCCCTTGACTGTGAATATCGTTATGCTGCTAGTTCTGCCTTCAGCTCTTCGATACGCTTGTCAAGGGTGACGATGCGATCCATGATGTAGGCGATGTGCACGGGATCTCCAGGGTAGATCTGGATCTCGTTGTTCTGGTAGATCCTGAGCTCGGTCTCGATCTCGTGGGGCTTGTACTTGTACTCGAGGCAGAAATATGCCGCGTAGACGTACAGCTGCTGCTTGGACGACGGCGACACGCCACTCTTGTAGTCGTGGATGCGAAGCATGCTGTCTCGGCGGCTGAAGCCGATGGTGTCCGCAGTCCCATACGCGTTGACCGAGTAGAACAACGTGACCTCAGGAGTCATCCTGAAACCGATGGCGTCGTTCACGTACTGGTTCATCGTGTAGGGAATATCGGGCAGCTTGATGCCGAGCGCGATAGCCTCCTTGGCGAAGGCGTGCAGTCGGGTACCTCGCGCTGCCGCTTGTGCCTTCTCGAACCGCAGGAGGAACTTCTCATCGGAGTCGTTCATCCAGTGGTAGTTGCTGGCACTCAGGAACGAGTGGGTTCCCTCAAGGTACGAGTGCTTGTTGAAGAGCACGTAGGACTTCCTGTTCGATGGAAGGGTAGATGAACGACGCGAACGACATCTGGTTCATCGTGCGGATGTACCAGGGTTGGTTCGGCTGAATCTTCGCGGTGGAGCTCACCTTGACTTCCAGTGCTGCCCAACGATCGTTGAACAGAATAAGGAAGTCCGGGATGCCGGGGCGAAGTTCAGGATCGTTCTTCAGGATGATGCAGCCAGGAAAGAGCTGTTCGAGTTTCTTCTTCAGGTTCGCCTGGTAGTCACGTTCGAGCAAATCGCATCCTATCCCTTCTATTATAAGCCGTGTTCTTTGTACTACCCAATATCTGCGGTCACTCGTGCAACACGCGAAACCGTTGGTAGGTTGGCCAGATCTCGAGACCGGTCTGGGTGGCGACGCGAATGTCGTCGTCGACCAAACCGTAGAGGATTGCCGCGTCCCAGGTGTCCTGGAATTCGGTTCCGGTGTTGAGTTCCACGACAGCCAGCTTCGGCTTCGGGGGCTCGTTGAACTGACGGAAGTAGCGAGTAGCGAACCACCTGGGTCGCCACAGCAGGTTCTCGACTGAGTTGTTCATCCGATCGCCATCCAAGTTGATCGGGGTGTCGAACGTGCTGTGGCGCGGGGGGACCAGGAATGCTTCCGCAACGAGAAGCGGAACGGATCGCTTGTACTGCTTCTTGCCTTTGGTGAGGCCGACGTGAACGATCCCGTTCTGGTTCCGCAGCATGGCCATCGTGTAGCCCGTATCTTCGTTACGGACGATGCCGGCGGTGCTTACGGAGTAGTTCGGAAACTCGGTTATCGGACGCCACTCAGTGTGCACGGGGGGAGTGTCTCGCTTCCTTACAGGGTGGTGCCGTGAAGTAGTGCAGACTTGCCACTGTCAAATGTCACGTTGAAACGAAAAAGTTTTTATTTTTGCATTGCTAATATCTATAGATATTGGGTAGTGGTAACCGGGATAGTTTTTGGCTTCAAACTTGACATTTGGCAATTCGGGGTGTACAAAACGGACATTTAGAAGTCGTTATCGCTGCGACCTGCGGCTTTACACGGCGAGATCCTTGCCACTTTGCTTGTCACTTTGTGTTTTGACCTTGGCAAAAGTGGCAAACTTGGCCTCGTTGAAGCTCTTTTTGGCCGTGAGGGCCTTCTTGACCGCCGTGTCGATGGACGCGTTCGAGACCAGACTGTAGTAGTACAGGTCCGAAAACGTCGTATTTAGGCGATCAATCCGGCCATGTGCCTGATGCCAGTTTTTGTACGAATATGTCAGCGAGTAGAACACCATCGCGTCAGTATCCGTACAGTTCCACCCTTCAGCTCCGGCAACGTACTGTACTAGGTACAGCCACCGTTCGGTGTTTGGTACGGCTTCGTGCTTGTGCCCATTCCACTCCGAAATATGGATCTCATCGGCCAACGTGCGCAAGGCCTCGAGCTCGTAGTCGAAGTTGTAGAACACGATCAGCTTCGGGTGCTTCTTCATCAGTTCTCGCACCGCCAATTGGCGCGACACATCAGAATATGCGACCTTCCGCATGAGATAGAACAGTTCGCCGATGTTGAGGATCGGCCGGTCTTCGAAGATGTGCCAGCGCTCACGCAAGAGCTTGTTCATCACCTCACGATCATACTCAACCTTCACTTCGGTCGAGTGACGCGTCGTGTGGCGTTCGTAGGGCATATGGACGAGTAGCCTGTTGCGAAGCCGCACAAGCTTGCCCACGTCCACATACCGCTCGATCTTCGGGAACTTGGAGTAGCTCGCGTAGATCACATGCTCTCGCTTGAACTGCGTCCGGTTACCGTACCAACCGTTCGCTATGAACACCGGCACGTAGTCCATCCATGTGTCGCCGGGGGTAGCGGACAACAGAATCCAGTTGTTCCGCTTGGCGATGAAGATGAACGCTTTGGCCCATTCTCCACTTCCGACGATTCGCTGTTCGTCGAAAATGAAGAACGCGTTCTTGACGTGCTTGTACTTCGAGATGTTGTTCCACGAGTCGACGCGCAGGACACCATGCATCGTAGCATCACTGCGCGTACCGACGTTGAACTTCAGAAACTCTGTCTCCCAGTCAAGGGAATCGCGCTTCTTGGCGGTGGTGATGACGTACACGTCCATCTTCGCAGCTGCGTGCGCTTTCATATAATATGCAGCCGCGGTGAGTGACTTGCCTGTCCCGACACCGCCCCAGAGGATCTTGCCATTGGCGAGTTCGTCAACAGCCTTCCTCTGGTGCGGGTACAGGGTCACTTCCATGACGTACTCCGATGGTTACGCCACGTTCTTCTGCGAGAGCGGTACGACGCGCGGGATCTGCATCGTAGCGGCGTCCTCAGGCTTGAACGGGGTCGTGGGTCGACGGGTGAGGACGGGACGGTTCGGGCTCCACGGCTGCGGCTCGGGCGACGTCTTGCACAGATCGGCGTACGTCCTTCCCGTGTTCATCTGGAACTCGCGGACCATCTGGTCGAATATCGGGCTGTCGGACATTCTGAACTCCCCAGGTTTGGTGGTGCACGAATATTGGGAGGGACGCAGATATCGCCCCTTCCCCTTGGAATCCCTAACCCCCGTAAGTG